GTCTTTGCGTAAATGGAATTGTGCTAGTGGTTGTAAAATGCCAGCTAGACCAGCTTCAAGATCCTTTTATAGACAATTAGATTAATGGCTAAGGAACCAAAGTACGATTTACAGTATTTATACAGCTCTTATAAAAAAAAATTTGAGAGTTTAGATATTGATAAGGCTAATCAGTACAATGACCTTGCCATTAAACTACATGGAGCTGATTTACGTGAAATGTATAGTGCTAAATTAGAAGCAAAAGAACAAAGGTCTGGACCGTTTGGTTTAGGTAGAAACAAAAGAGTAAAGTATGGGTAAAATAAAGTTTGATCCGCAAAAATACCGACCAGTACCCAATAATGGGCATCCTGATTTGAATCCAGATTCGGTTGCTTATCAAGAATATTGGGCAAGAGAGACGGAAAGGTGTATTGATGGTTTTAAACCAAAGGGCATGAAAAAAATATCAGGCAAGTATTACTTTTATCTTAATTATTACAAGATATTAGGTAATGACGGTACCTCTGGTAACCGTAAAACACTGATACACCCTTGGTATAGAGCTATGGATCACGAATACTTTGATACCATAGAGACTTGTAAGGCTGAAGGTAAGGGGATGATTGTAATAAAAGCCAGAGACAAGGGTTTTTCTTATATGAATTCTGGTGCTGTAGCACACGAGTACACATTCTTTCCTTTTAACGATGTTGGTGTAGCAGCAGGGCTACAGGCTACGGCAGATGCGTTCTTTGACAAAACAAAAAAAGGTTTGAATGGTATTCATCCAAATTTTAAACACTCTGTGCTAAAAGACACGGATGGTATTATGCGTTCTGGCTATAAACAAAAGAACAAAGATGGTAAGTGGGAAGTTGGCGGATATCAATCTACAGTAATATGTAGAACAATGGATAATCCAGAGGTATTTAAAGGGGAAAGGGTTTCACTTATGGTGTTTGAAGAGGCTGGAGAGTTTAAAAAGCTTAAAAATGCTTACATGTCGTCAAAAGCGTGTTTTATGGACGGTGATTTGCAGTTTGGAGTACCTATTGTAGGTGGAACAGGTGGTGATATATCAAAAGCTAGTAAAGACTTTATGGATATGTACTACAGTGCTGACGCATACAACTTAATACCAGTATTTATACCTGCATCTAAAGCTTATTATGGTTTCTTTGACATACAAACAGGAAAAGAAGATGAAAATGGCGCAAAAGAAAAGCTAATAGCTGACAGAGAAGACATACAGAGTTCAGGGGATAATGAAGCCTACAATTTACATATACAAAACTACCCGTTAACAATAGAGGAGGCGTTTTTAAATACACATTCCGCAAGATTTGATATATCTTTACTAAATGCACAAAGATCTAGAATATTGTCAAGTAAAGATTATAGAAGTCAGATACAAAATGGATATTTAGATTGGGAATTAGGAATAGACGAGCCTGTTGTAAAATGGAGACCACATCCTAATGGTCCTTATAAAATATTGTCACATCCAGAGCCTGAATACAGTAATTTAGACATAGGAGGTATAGATTCTTATGATCAAGATCAAGCTGGAGCATCAGATTCTTTGGGAAGTGCAATAATTTATCGTAGATTTGCAAATACTAATATGTCAAGCGATTACGTGGTTGCAGAGTACACCGATAGACCAGATAAAAAGGAAGATTTTTGGGATGGGTGTTTAAAACTTGCTGTATATTATAACGCAAAGATGTTGGTAGAATATACAAAAATAGGTATTTTAGATTACTTTAAACGTATGAATGCTTTGAAATATTTAAAAGAAAAACCAGAAAGCGCACACAATCCTGGTACAAAAACTAGAAACAGGTATGGCGTGCACATGAACAAACAGGTAAAATCTCTATTAGAAGACTTAATAGACGATTATTTAAGAGAAAGTGTAGAAGATATCTGGTTTATAGATTTAATTGATGAATTAGCAAATTATGGTTTGCAAAATACTGACCGAGCCATGGCTTTTGGTCTTTGTTTAATTCACAACATAGATAATTATAGAATGCAGGCGAAAGAAAAAGAAGAAGAAATAGTAGATATAGGATTGAAATATTACAAAATGGGGTACAATGGATTACCGCAACAAATAAATTAAGAAAATGGAAAAAACGTACAAGTCAATGCCATCAATGGTGGTTGCAGAAAAAGACAAGACTGAAGATTGGTGCAGGTCTGTTTTATTAGCTGTAACACAATATATGGGACACGAAAGTGGTGAATATCACTCTAACAGAACGAAAGATATAAGAAATTATCAAATATATAATGGGCAGTTGTCGCAAGGAGATTATTCCTACATAACTGAGCAGTATGGATTAACATATCCAGCTAGACTTGTAAATTATCCAATAATAGCACCAAAAATTGATTTGTTAGTCGGTGAAGAGCTGAGAAGACCTATGGATATTAAGGTTACTACAGTAAATAAAAGTGCAGTGTTAAGAAAGCATGATCACAAAGTAGGGTTAATTATGCGTGACCTATTAAAGGACATACATAGCGAGATGCAAGAAAAATTAAACATAGATGTTTTAATGGAGGGTCAAGGAATGCCTGTCCCAGAAGACATAGAAACATATATGAAATATAACTACCGAGAAATGGTAGAAGAAACAGCACAAGATGGTTTAGAATATGTAACAAACAGATATAATCTAAAAGACGTTATGAAAGAGGGGTTTAGAGACCTTTTGGTTACTGGTAAAGAGTTTTACAAAGTATCAGTACAAAATGGAGATCCTTATGTAAGAAGAATAGATCCAAGAAATATAGTTTTTGATGATTCTTTTCATTCTGACTATTTAGATGACGCAGGATGGGTTGGTGAAGAAAGATACTTATCTGTAAACGAAATAAATGATGAATTTAAAGATAGCTTAACTACAGACGACTTAATTGAATTAGATAAAATGCGTAATTTGTATGTTGGAGGAGACATGGACAATTATAACAGTAGTTTTGAGTGGGTAGATGCTGCGCACGGAAGAGATAATCGTATCAGGGTAGTAACTTGTGAATGGAAATCTCTCAGAGCTCTAAAATATAAAATATCAGAAAATAAATATAATCCAGAAAGACCTTTTAGAAAAGCTGTGCCTGATACTTACAGAAGAAGAAAGGGGGATAAGATAGAAACGAAGTGGGTAGATGATATTTGGGAAGCTACCATGATTGGCGGTAAAATACTAGTAAATGCTAGACGTAGAGACAATCAAGTTAGAAGTGTAGACGACCCAGGTAAAACTCCGCTATCATATGTTGGTTGTATATACGGTAACACAACAGGTAAATCTACATCTATGGTAGACTTATTAGATAATATACAAATGCTTTACAACATAGTGGTTTATCAAATAGAATTAGCAATGGCAAGATCAGGTGGAAAAGCCGTAGTTTATGATGTATCGCAATTACCTACAAATGTTGGTATGGATATGCAGCAAGTGCTTTATCACTTAAAAACAGACGGTATAATACCTATAAATTCTAAAGATGAAGGTAATCAGTTGCAATCATTCAATCAATTTCAACAAGTAGACTTTACTTTGTCACAATCAGTGCAGCAACTTATAAATTTAAAAGTTATGTTGGAAGACATGGCTGGCCAAATATCTGGAGTTACAAGACAAAGGGAGGGAGCGGTAGGTCAGTACGAATATGTTGGCAACGTACAAAGAAGT